GGAATGCTTGTTGTAATAATACTTCGTAATCTTTTGTTGTGACTGCTCTTTCTTGAACCTGTAATGCTTTAGGAGCAAAGTATCGAATAGATTCCATTGATTCTCTTTCAGCACCACCTGCAGCTGCTACAACTGTTGTTGCTGATACAGTTGCATTATCTCCAATTGTGCCTGAACCAAAAGTATCGGCTCCATTTGGTTCTGCACCTGAACAGATTCTATATCTTACTCTTACATCTTCAAATTCTTCAGGTTGTAAACCGAACTGATTCTTACCAAAGTAAATTGAATAACGATCATCGAGATATGGTTCTAAATAAAATACTTTATCATCAGGCTTAACACCGAAAATAGTATTTGCTCTTGTGAATACATTTGCATCATCGGTTGCTTCGGCGTCAACATATACAACAATGGAATCGGTATCTACTTCGTTGTTTGTTAAATATACTCTTAATACACCGTCGGCATCAACAATAAATCCTTCTCTTTGGAAACTTGATAATATTTCTCCTTCAAAGAATTCTACATTTTGTACTTCATATACACCAGGAGCAGTTCTTCTTGCTGTGTATGATTGATTGGTAATGAAGTTATAACTTTCACCTTGATAGTTTGAAGATAGAGCAAAATATTGTGGAACTGTAATTGTAGATGCTGTTTCGGTATTGTCTACGATTCTCAAATTTAAAATTGCTTTTGCAGATTTACGTGATCTTGGAATATAGTTTAATTCTTTTGCATGAGAAACGATTGAGTTTTTAAGATTGGCAGAATCAAGAAACATTTCATTGAGTGCCATGTTTGTATAAAAGTTATTTTGATAACTGTTAAATGCAAGTACATCAAGCAACGCTGACATATTAGAACCTTCAAAGTTATAATCTTTAAACTGAGTTTGTGTTTGAAGATATACTTTAAACTGTTCTTTAATTGCCGCGAAATCTAATTCGGTAATCGGTGTTTTTGGATTTGCCATCTCTATCTATTCCTTTTTAATATAACATCTAAGTTAATCGGTTGCTGTTCGTTTTTAATATAGAACATAATTCTTACAACAACATTACCGTTATCTAAATCTCCTGAAACATATACATCTAATAACTCTGCTCTTGGTTCATATGTTTCAATTGTAGATGTTACTCTATCTTTAATAAGTTTAAGTGTACCTGGCGTAAGATTTTCAAAAAGCATATCTCTTATGCTTCCACCTAAGTATGGTTGCATAGGTCTTTCACCGCGGTCGGTTAAAATAAGATTTTTAATTGAATCTTTAACAGCATCTTCATCTTTTAGCAAAGCAATATCTTTTGACACTGGACTTATAGTAAGATCTTTATGAAAGTCCGTATAAAGATTTACTTTCTTTGCCTTTGGTGATATGTAATCTGCTATTGCCATTATAGTATTTCTCTTAAGTCTAAATGAATGAATTCGTCATATTCTTTAACATATTTAAATCCGTTCGCAAATGCCAATTCAATAAATCTTTCAGCATCGAATCCATCTTTTTTAATATCAACTACCATTCCACTTAGGTGTGAATTATCTTCTGCCCATTCTTTCTTTTTGTTATAGGCTTTACTTACCCACCCATTTGTAATAATAAGTTTAGAACCGATTTCTTGTTGTACTCTTTTTAAATATACTTTAACATCAAGATCAACTCTTGTGTAAGCATAAATTCCATCACCTTCTTTTTCGTCAAAGGATTCTCCTTCCACTCCAAAGCTTGTATCACTACCTCTAAATACCGCTCCGCATCTTGGAAGATCTCTATAATCTGCAGCCGTAATTGGAGCTATATTTTGAGGTGGTTCTCCTGTATTGGTGATTACATTTCCACCTGTCTCAGTCCATCTACCCTCTAATCTATTTATTACCTCTTGACGATCTGTTGGAGAATACCTTATGGCTCCAGCTCGTATAGCAGAGGATTCGTTTATTCTGGAAATTCTTTTGAGTCGGCTAACAATTGTAGTATATCTTGATGTGTAATTATCAAGAGGAGAATTGATATCTTTAATTAATGCTTCAATATTTCCAGCAAGTGCACAAACACGAGCAATGAGGAATTGAATTTCTTCAATACCTGGTGATTCAAACAAACTTACGGCGTAATCAATTAATCCTTTTACTTTATCTTTTACTGTTTTCTTATTCTCATCGGTAAAGAATGCGCACATTTGTTCTCTTGCGGTCATAATACCTTTTACAACCGATTTATCTACAAAAGTTTCAAAATCTTCTGTAATAGCCGCAGGATCAAAGTTGTCTATTATATCTTGTACTTCAGTAAAGATTCTATCAATAACTTCTTCAATCTTTTCCTTTATTTCATCAATAAGTTTTTCTATTAAACCAGCAACAGTAAGATCTTGTATACCATCGTATGTTCTTACCTTTTCAACAAAGTCAAAGATCTTTGTTACGATTTCTTCAACTTCTCCAATTAGATCAAAGAATGCATCAATTGAAGCAAAAAGAGAATCAAACCTATCACAGAATCCACCTAAGATACTTGTACTGAAATCATTTTTATAATATGAATCTAAATTACGAGCAAGTCGAGGAACATCATTTTCATTCATGAATCCTGAAGGAGTATAATTATAATTCTGTAAAAAATCTGATAGTTCTAAATTAGAAATATTACCTCTTTGCCATCTACCTGATAAATCAGGATAACTATCAAGATCTCCAATTCTTTGTCTTAATAATCCATTTAAATAATCAGTTGCTTCATATAAAACATTTCCGTATTTGTTTACCGCAATAGAAAGAGGATTAGTTTCTGCTTCATTTACAATACTTTGAGCAATCTCTTCAACAACTGCGTCAATTTGCGCAAGAGTATATCTTCCTTGCATATCAGTGACAGGATTTGGACTAAGAGCTAATTTATTCTGGACCGTTTGGTCATTTCTATCAATACACGCTTCAGCCATTATACAATACCTCCTGATGATGCAGTATCATCTAATGGTGAAAGAACTCCTGAAGCATATCCCATCGCAAAATATCCTTTAGGAACAATTGATGTTGACTTGCTAGGTGGTTCAGGCATCTTAGATAAAGTCATACCCCAAGCTCCTAAACCTACAGGTAAGAAATCGGCAATAAGAGCACCAAATGGATTTGATAATACTTCGGCAAAGAATGTTGGACTGTTTCCTGTAGGATAAGCCCAACCTGAAGTAAACCCAGGCAATGGTGCTGCGATAGGTGTACTTACAGCAGCAGGTACTAATGCAGGTAATGTTGGTATAGCAATAGTAGGAGGAGGAACAACCGCAGGTGTACTTCCGACAGGTCCGACATATGCTGCAGCATTTAAATTGACAGCCGACGCTGTTCCAAACACTGCAGCGGTTGAGTTCAATCCAGTTATATTTGCTGCAGTAAAGTTTCCAACAGTTCCAGTAATGATTCCACCATTTAATGTTCCTGCATTCCATATACCACTAAAGCTTCCGAACGCTGATGTTATTGCCATTATTGGTGTTGTTAAACTCCAACCAGGTGTCCCTACAGCTCCTGAAAGAGGTGATGGAGGAATTAGACCACTTGCTAGGTTAACAATATTAGAGGCAGCTAAATGGATATCACCAGGAGATGATAACTTAACTGCTTTATTACAATATACATCGTAAGTAGATAATGCAGTATTTTTAATATTCCTAGAAACAAAGTTTAATTGGTTTCTTGCTTCAAACTGAATTTCTTTTTTACCAAATACAGTCATAATACCTGCATTGGCTTCTAACTTAACATCACCGCCTCTTATTTGAACTTGATCTCCACCATTTAGATTCATTTGTCCGCCAACACCAAACTCGGCATTGCCGTGAACAAGCATTCTGTAATCACCTTCTATTTCTTCGGTCTTATTTCCTTTTACGTATACATGAGCATTACCATTAATCGTTACGACACTGTGACCCGATGATTCATGTTTTGTTCCAATATTAATCTCATAACGATCTGCTGTTGCTTTTTCGGCAACTGTTCCTTTTGCATCTATTTGAATATATGCACCACTGTTGTGATGAATCATGATTCTTTCTGCACCAGGAGAATCGTCTATTTCAATTGAATGTCTTGCTGTTTTAATTACTTTATTGTAAGGATATTTTGCTGCGTATGCAGGACTTGGTTCAGCCCATGTTTCGTCTTCATTGGCAATCTTTTGGTCGTGAACTCGATTGGCTGCCATTGATAACAAATAAGTCTCTAATAATTTTTCACCTGTGGCTAATCTATCAGGACCACCTGCAGCATTAAAGTTTCTAGGAGCATAAGGTCCACCTAATAGATCACCATCTTTAGCAGCAATAACTCCATATCCATCAGTTATAGGATCTAATTCACTATTATATGTTCCAGGAATTAAACCAAGTATTAAAGGATGTTGTGCACTTCTTCCATCAAGAAACATTCCATATACAAAAGAATTTAATGGAGGTGGTGGATTATTGGTATCGTAATTACCTGATGCACATAATGCCCAAGGCAAATCTTTTGTTTTAATATCAGAATGTGTACCGTGAATACCGAACGCACGAACTTGAACCTTTCCTTCTCGAGATTCGTCAACATTATTTTCCACAATTCCTATAAAGAAATGCGGTTGTCCAATACCTGATCCACTTATCATATTTCAGTTTCCCAATCAAACTTCACAAGCTGTAAATTTGTTTCCAAACTTGTTCCATTGATATTATGTTGCGTTGCATAAATTAAATAGTATCCGCTTAATCTTTTATTTTGTTCGCCTTCCAATCCAGCATTAGGTTCTAATATTGAAAGATTAACTACTTCACCTGGTTGTAAATCTATTCTTCCTCTCATAGAAGCAGTACACATATTATTCATTAAGTGATAATGATATGCGCTTCTATTTTGAATAATCTCTGTCATATGTTGGTCTTCGCGATTAACTTGACCTTCTATTACTTGTTTTCCTTCAGGACTCCAATCTCTATAGACAACATACTGAGGTGCATTGTCTAAAGTAAATGTATCACTAATAAATTTGTCAGAATGTTTTCCTCCAACAATTCCACCAATCCTTCCTTGCATACCTTTATAAGAACCTTTATTTTCTAAATAGTCGTAATTGAAAACTCTTTTCTTATGTGTTACCAAATCAATTTCCATTACTGTATTTTTATACGCACCTTCATGCATATCTTTCATTGTTGCTATATGTGATGCATTATTAAATGATTCTAATGTTTCAATAATAGTGGCTCCATCTAATGGATTTCTATCAACAATTGGAGAATACTTTAATTGTTTAATTTCTGACTTTTGCGCTTCTGCTAAAAGCCATTCATCTGTTACCCAATAATAACCACTTATGGTTTCAAAGAATCTAAATGTCGATGATTTAGAAGTATTTGAAAATGCTTTACGAGCTAAAAACTTCATTGCTTCATGTGGTGTATAGTCAGGAATAATAATTCTCATATTACCAGCTGATTCTTCAAATTGCCATTTTCTTGTACTTTCTAATCCTGGTTTAAAGTAATCTTTAAAAAGTTTATTAACAGCAAAAGAAGCTTTCTTATCACTGAAGGAAGTTATGATACTATATTTACTTGCCTCAAAAGAAGATTTTGAAATCCATTTAAGTATGTAACTATACATATCACCAGAACCAGGTTGTTGAATCACGTCTGTTATTTCAACGACCTGACATACTAAGTCAACTTCAGTTTGTAAGTCATGACATTTTAATCTAATTCTTAATTCTTCTTCACCACGAATAGGCAGGTTATTAATTAAACCAACACCATCCAACATTTCTATTTCACCGCTAATGGTAACTGATCCCATAGATTGATGCATTGAAAATCTTCCGATCATTCCATCAATTCTTTCGGAGCCACCTGCATATGCTTTTAGCATTGCAGATTCAATAGTGCAATATCCAGGATTAAAAGTTTCCATTATGTACCAGTTATGCTTTTAGTAAATTCTGTATTAAGCTGATTTAAATATGCGTTATCAAATAAAAATATTTCTTTCTTGTTATTGTTTAGGTCTTCTTCGTATTCATAGATACGATAAGCAACCCAATCCTCAGGAATAATTCTTTTAATAATAATCTTATCACCTCGTTCAGTACGCATAATGACGCGGTCCTCACGACGAAGATAAATGGTTCGGAACGATTCCGGTGCTAAAATAATATCATCTACTGCCATTTGCTATTCCTATACTTTTTTGATATAATATAAAACATTTTCATCAATAGTTTCGTCTTTAGTCCAATCAATTACATCTTCTCCAACTTCACCAGATTGCTCTGTATATTTTGATACGAGATAATCGTTAAATGTTTGAGCATCCATAGGCCATTCATAATAAGGATCTATAATATTATTTGCCATATATACTAACCAAACATAATCGACTGAACCATAGTATTCTAAAGCAATATCTTCGGCTCTTTCGCCGTCTTTAACAGTATATGAATAATACACATAAGGATTATTTGATACTGCTCTTATAAAAGAAGCTCTTCTGGAAATATCTCTTACTCTTCTTCCTTGATAAGTAATGATTGGAAAATCTTGAAAATATTTTTTTGCCATTATGTTGTTCCTCCATCTCCCGACGTGCTAGATGCTTCATCATTAGTTGTTTCAGGCGCAAGTTCAAACTTTCTATCCTCTCCTCGGTCAGAGCCATAATCTTCAGCAGTTTGAATTTCGAGTTCCATAAAGGTCATTGAAATATTCATACCCATAGGTACTCCGCCTTCAGCAATAGTTAATATACTTCCACCTTCTGCATAATTAACATCAATGCCTGAACACATACATGGTTTGAATCTAGGAAAATGATCTTCGTTAACTCCTAATAGATTAATATAAACTACTGATGGATATTCTAAATAAGCTTTTGCCAAAGAAGATGCAACTACGTTTCGAGTATTATCATCTGCATTAGATGGAACTAATGCTTGAACTCTTGGTAAGATTTTTGATTTTACTTTTTTAACAATATCACGTATATCATTTGCTTCTTGTGGATTAGATGGATAAACTTGCCAACTAAATGTAAAGGATCTAAGATCAACTCCACTAAAATGTAAAGTAGTTAATGGATTTGTTACTGATCCTAAAGCAGCACCAATAGATTTTTCTCCAATACCTAATCCGCCTAGAACACTTGTTCCTAATGTACCTATTAATCTTTTAAATACTTTTCCATTTGCTTCTGAAAATACGCCGCCAATAGTATCATCTCCGCCACCTCCAACTAAAGCGCCTGCTGTGCTAGCTATTGCGTTTCCAAGTTTTTTGGCAGTACCAACAAAATCAGTAGTCGCCGCTATTGCATTTGTTACTAAAAACTCTTCGATGAAGCTTCTT